GTCGAGTGCGTCAGGGTATCTGCTTTGAGTGTTCCGAAACTAGGCATTATGCGAGGTCTCCAAATGTCTGGTGATGCGTCCCGTTATCGGCTTTGCTACCAGAATCATTATAATTTTCAATACCATATCCTGTTGTTTGTACACTGTGCATCGTAGCTATCCTTGCCAAAGAACTAACCGCTGTTGCAGAACCTGCTGCCGTAGTGCTTGCCATATTATTTGTAAGGGTAAATTCGTAATCGCCTGTACCAGAATCGGTGCCACTAGCTATGTTAAAACTATCGTTAAGTTGTGCAGCAGACCCTGCTCTACACCACGCCTTCGCCAAACCCTGCTGCAAGTTTGTGGTCGTGCTGTTACCCTCACCTGTGACTGCAATAGAGCCAGCAGTGCTAGTACCAGTCAGCGTGTTTACAAGAATGGTACTCATGCTAGGTCTCCAAATACTGCACCGTATCCTACAATGTCTATTAAAGAGCCACCATTCATAAGTATCATCAGAATAGTGCTTGTAGTCATTGCTCCATATTGATGCGTTCTGTTTTGACTAGAAACAGCGAAAACAGAAGAAGTAGAAGACTGTGTTCCAGTGCTTGAAAAATTGTTTGCATAGTTAATCGTAAAGTTTCCTGTCCCATTGTCTGTCACAGATGAAGTGTTTAAAGAACCTTCAATACTGTTTGTGCCTCCATCATACTGGATTGTTTGTTTTGCAGCACTCTGCTTCGTCAGCGTGGCCGCACCGCCGCTGGTGCTTTGGATGGTATCTGCCTTCAACGTACTCATAGCGTCACCAATGTCCCGCCGCTTTCAACGGTCAGGGTCACGCCACTGGCTACAGTGAACGGGCCTGTCACGTTTGCGTTCTCAGTTGCAAGGATGGTTATGTTGGTTGTCAATGACTGTGCATTAGTGCGGAACAAGCCACCGGCCTTAAAGTTGCCTTTGTTGGCGGCAGCCGGTGTCACCGATGACGCGGCCACGCCAAGGTAAATAACAAATATATTGCCTGTGCCACTGGACGGGGCAGCAGTAAATGTGAGAGTTGTGCCATCCGGCACCGTAAAAGCATCCACGCTTTCCTGCACAACACCATCAACAGAAACAATGATGTCCTCTTGCGCCACAGTTTGATTTAGCGTGAAGGTCGTAGTTGACCCATCACCATTGAACTCTTGTGTCGCGGGACGCGATTGGAACTGTGAAACTACAGGATTACCGATGAATGGCATCAGGTGATCTCCATTACCGATAGCGCTACATCTGTTGCACCGCTTGCAGATACTTTGATTTCATCTGTCGTTTCCAAAACCACTTTGTTGCCAGCCAACAGTTCTAAACTAGACGCTGCTGGTATCGGTGCGTTTGTGACCAACTCAACCGGCTGGTTAGCCTCATCATTTGCACCTGACCTTGCGGCGGTGTCTGTGTTCAGAGTGACCGTTGCCGTTACCTGGCTTGTTGTAGTGTTACCCAACACCAGCCCCAACACAACTGTCGTCGTTGAGCTTGCTACAGTGTAGATAACATCTAACGATGTCACCCCCGCCTTGGTTATGACCTTGAAAGTGTTTGCCATTGTTGTCTCCTATCCAAGCGCTATGGCTAACGCAGTTGCCTCATTCGCCGCAGCGGTAGCTGATGTTGCGCCGATATCTGACAAAACCTCTGCATTTGATCGGCTTTCCAAACCGTTTGCAGTAAATCGCGCATATTCGTCATCAGCCACGGATGCGCTGTCAATCTTGACTGCGTTGGTGTTTGAGATGCCAAAGGTCAAAGATGCTTGAGCGCCTATGTCTGACAGTACCTCAGATGCTGAACGACCCTCAACCTTCGCACCATCTACGCGTAGAAAGTCGTTGTCTGCTACGCCTGTAGTAGCTTGGAAAATGTTGTTTTCAGATATGCCAACACTTGGAATAGATGCCGCTGAGGACGCCGCTGACGATGCAGATGAAGCCGCCGCTGTAGCGGATGTTGCCGCAGCCGTAGCCGACGTCGCTGCCGCAGATGCTGATGTCGAGGCATTTGATGCCTGGGTCGAGGCCGTTGAGGCGCTTGTAGAGGCATTTGACGCCTGAGTTGAGGCAGTTGAAGCACTAGCTGCCGCTGCGGTAGCCGATGATGCAGCATTTGTGGCACTTGTGGTCGCAGATGCAGCATCAACAATCAGGTCATACTTGGCGCTGTTAGCGTTTGTGGTGAGCGGCTGTGCGCCAGAGCTTGTGTGTGCCGTGTTGACGATGAAGATATTGTCTGTGCTGGTGTCTTTGACCAAATCACGCACTGCATATGCGGTGCTTGCAGCCCAATCGCCTTTGAAAGTGCCAATCTCTTGCGTAACCGCAAGCTCTCCGCTGCCGTCAAAGGCAAATATCTTGTTGGCCCTTGTCGCCGCTGGCACCGTAAACTCTGTGCTGGTCATCGTGTTGGCACGCGACAGCTTGATAGAGCGGTCAATCTCCTCCTGAGTGTCCTGAGAGATAAGGGTGAGTTTATCTAGCGCGTCTTCGTGCGTTGCGGCGGGGAAGGGGTCGTTTGGCGTGTAATCTGTAGCCTGCGTAAGCGGTGTGTTTCGCAACAGAAGAACAGTCTCGCCTGACGCTGGGATGTTGCCAGATGTGAATGTGATGGTGCCGCCGCCTGCGTTACCCACACCGGACACTGTGTAGTGCGTGGTCTTGGTCTTGACGGTTTCTGTTCCCGTCGAGTCAGTGCGGATAATAACCGTAACATCGTCATCATCAAAAATCTTGAACGTATAGCTGAAGGCAGACGTGCTACCATTGCCACTATAACTGTTCTTGGTTGTAAGACTGCTGACCGTCATTTGTTACTCCTACACGCTTTATACCGCATTTTTACTGTTCAGTCACTCTTGAGCTTTCAGGCAGGCCATCCATCATTGTATTCAGAACATTTTTGATGCCAACAGCGTTCTGAAACGGCAACAAAGAGTTCAATGCACGCTGCTGACCACGCGACCACTGATACTCCTCATTGAACAAAGCGCGTGAACCACCACGCGCTACGCTTTGTGCAGTGTCTAGCAAATCGAACACAGGATTGCCTGTTACAAGATTTGAAGCAAGGCCTGTCGATCTTTTGTAGCCAAAGAATGGGTCTTGTCCTGCAATCGCAAGAGTGGTGTCTGCAACACCTGGCAGCAACGCTGCCCAAGAGCTTCTAACAAAAGCAGCTTTGGCAATCTCAGTTGCTGATAAACTTTCTTCTAAAAACTTGTCTTTATCTTCTCTACCCTGCGCGTTGACATGGGTTTGCAAAATATATGCGTTACCACCGTAAAACAGTGACCACATCATAGACGAAAATGCAGCAAAGTCTCGACGCTCAATATTATGCAAAAATTGTTTGGCATGAGACACCAGCATAAAGGCTCTGAACTGGCTCAAAACCTTACCCATCGTGCTGGTCATATGAATGTTTAGATTTCCAACATCGTTCTGCTGAATTGATTGCCTCGTCCACCTTGCGATGCCATACGTCAAAGCATCTCTGGCATCTATATCGTCCCAAGCGTCCATATTGATAGCTTTGAGCTTGCGCCTACGAGAGAACATAGACGGCACAGTTATTGTGTGTTTTTTAATTTGGTTTACAACACGCGGCCACATTTCCTCATCTAAGCCAAAACTCTTGAGTCGCCTTGCTATGTCTTGGTCAAGAGTGCTGTTACCAAGCCGTTTCATGCGTGCCTTCCTGACACCAGACGCCAAATCAACTAAAGACTGCGCTGCAATCTTTGCTGCGGTACGCTCAAACAGAGCGGTAATACCAGCTAAACCTGAAATATCGGCAGTCAGACGCTTGAGGGGCTGCATCACACCGATGGCCTTGTCGATGGTGTCGCCCTTGCCTAGTCCATACATATCTTCATAACTGTACTTGTTGAGTGCCGCGTTGATGTTTCTATCAACACCAGGCGCAACGAAAGCCTCTAATTCACGCGAAACTTTGTCTTCAAGCTCCCCGTTTGCAGTTCTTGAGACCATCGCTCTCCACTCTGGAATCACCCGTAACAAAGCCGTGGTGCCATCAATAGATACTGCGTTGCCTAATTCAGCAATCTGAGCAAAACCCACCTGGTTCATAACCCTGATGAAGCTGTAGTCCATCAACAATCTTATCAGTCTATTCCCATCTGCGCTTGGGTTTGCAATCAGAGGCGATGTGCGTCCTGCAATCAGCGCATACAAAACATCTAGCTTTTGAATGTCTTTTGCTGCCTGATCTTCAAGATTTAACTCTTCACCAGCCGCAATGATGTCCTTTTTTATTTTTTCAAAGTCAGCGTCTGACTCTATGCCCTTCTTAGCCAGGGCTATCCTGCCCTGCATTTGATTTACATAGGCATTTACAACAGCCTCAGTGTCTCGTTCCATCAGGTCTTTGATGTGTAGAGTTTTGCCGTTTTGCTCTACAGAAGCACTAAGATCGAACTCAAGCCTGCGTCTGGCTCTAGGGCTTACACCCTCTCTATCAAAGTCTAGCTGGTCAATAATTCTGTCTGCTTGCGCTTCTGTAACGATCTCCTCTTCCAACAAAATGTCACGCAACGCTTCTTTGTTTGATGTGCTGAACATTCTTGCCAACCCAGCATCCATGCCAATTTCACGTTTGATAATTTTCTTGACCATGCCATTAGCAATCGCATCTGCCATATCTTCCTCAAGAGTGCGATTGGCTGTGAGCAATGACTTCTTCAAAAGCTCTGGCAACTTTTTGCCAAAGTCTTTTTTGGCAGCAAGATATCTATGCCCGTCCCACAAATGACTAAAATATCTTGGGTTTTCTGGTATGCTGTCAAAGCCCTTCACACCAGAGCGTTTTGCCTCTTCCAGCATATCTCTAAAAAGGGCGCGAACATTGTTTGCAGCTTCTATGATGTGCGGATTGGTCGATGATCCTGGCTCTTCTATCTCGTCTGAAACGAGCCTGCCAAACTCTGAACGCCTTGAGTCAAATCGTCTTTTCACAAGGCCAATATCACTGCCCTTGGCCCATTCATTATATGTGCGATCATAAGTGTTGTAGAATTTGTTTGTGACACGCTTTGTGCCAACAGTTTTCATCAGATCAGCAGTGATTTCGCCTGGTTGAACAGCATCCTCACCAAGAAACGACGCAACGCGCCGCGTCAGACCGATTGCACTGCTTTTAAGCTGACCCACCATGTCAAATCTGATTTTGCCAAACGCTGCCATAGGCTCTGCGTCTGTTTCATCAATCAATTCTTGAGTGCCGCGACGGATATCAAAGTCCTGCATGGGCCTAGAAGCAGGGTTTTCCGCAGCGCCAACGCCAGTATCTATGCCGCGATCTATCATGGCTGTATTTACGTCTGCGGCCTGCGCCTGATCTGTATCATTCATAATTTTAAGACCGGCATCACGGTAGCGTTTGCGCGATATAGCGCCAAACACGCTATCTGTAGCGCCGCCAAGTACAAAACCACCAGCAGCAGCGTACAAAATGTCGTACGGGTCTTTCATGGCGTTCTGAGACACCAAATAGGACTCAATCGCTGCCGCAGACGCACCACTCGACGCAGCAGCACGGAATGTCCTCGCCAACCTAGTTGCCTTGCCACCCCAAATCACAGGTGCCAAAGCGCCTTCAGTAAAAATCGTTGCTGCAATCGCTGGCACATCTAAAGTTGCAGCGGCAACCTGCAAACCCACGCCACCCCAGCCGTATTTTGTCAAAGTCTCTTGATTTTTAAGGGATGCAAGCGCCCTTTCACGCAGTTTCTGCGCATGTGGCAGGCTGACTGCCTCAGTTATGAACCCGCGCCGATCTTCAGGGATGCCCTCTGTAAGCTCTGCAAGATTTTCAGGCGTCAAACGGAAATCTGGGTCAGGCTCATAGTCTGGCAGGCCGCCAAAGAGCCACGACATGGTGTTTTCTTCTGCAAAAGCAGCATCTACAGCCTGTCCAAAGGTGACTTTTGCCCTGTCTTCTTCATACAAACGCTCAGCCTCTTGCTGTTCCAGCAGGCTGAATGGTCTGCGTATCTGAATTTTGTCAGGATCAAGCGCCATTCTTACTCTTGCATTTCATTAAGTTTATCTTGCAGTTGTTTTGCGCGTGCCAACTTTGCTACGCGCTCTGCGATAGCTGAAGCAGCAGCTTCATCGCCTTGCTCTTGTCGAATCCGACTCAGATTGATGCCGGTAAGTTCATTCGCTTCTCTGTTTAATTCTTGTATTTCATCTCTGATTTGTTGCGGCTCTGTAAGGCCTCTTGCTTTCATAAAATCTTCGATAAGCACTGCATCACTTGCTGCCTTGTCTTGCTCTCGGAGAGCCTGCAAGTCTTCAAGCGTGTAAACATTCACATCTGTGCCGGTCACGACCACACCGTTTTGCAAAACAAAGTATTCATCAACACGCCCTGGTGCTGGGAACAGAGATATTTCATCCACGTCAAAAGTTGGATTTTGTTTCACAAAGTCTTCAGCCGCCAGATCAACCATCTTCTCAATATCTACGGGATAGGACGGAGACTTTGGGGTTAAAATGCCACGCAAGTTTAGGTGCGTTGAAAGAACATCTGCTGCTGCTTTTTCAACAGCATCTTCTGCGGACAAAGTGCCAAGTCCAATGTATATTTTGGACACCCTTTCGATGCTCTCTTGTAAATACACACGGTTTTCAACGCGCTCACCTGAAAAATCAAAACCAAAAATTCTCGTAACGCTTTTATCTTGTATTCCATCAACCGCAGCTTTGACGGTGTTGTATCTTGCGCTTACATCTATTTCTGTTTGTGAAGACAGGTTTACCTGTCTGATCGCATCAGATGTTTCAGTGCCAAAACTTTCTAAGGCGATGATAGATTCAAAAAAAGCTCTAGTGGTTTCATCAGTGTGATTGTTGACAACCGCATCGCCAAACGGCTTGGCTAATCTGTATGTTTCAAGCGCTTTGGTGACAGTCTCTTCATTGTAAGTTGCACTCAAACCTTCCGTAGCTGCTCCAATCAAAGAGCCTTTGAGAGGTGCGAAAGTAAGGTTGTTATTAGCAAGAACCTTGAATTGTTGTGCCGGTGTTTTGTCCGCAAGCACACTTATCAAAGCTGCCTTCTGATCGGCAGGCTTAGTTTCTGTGCCTAACACATCAAATGTGCCAGCTTCCATTTGAGCGGCAGCGACACTTACCGCAGCAACCTTGCCACGTTCATCTATACCTTTTGCTTTAATCCCACTCGCTGATGAAAATATTCGGTTTGCAGATGTGCCAACGGCACCTGTGCGTTGACGCAACTCACCAATATCTCCAAAGGTAGAGCCAACTAATTCTTGTGCTGCGTTTGCATGTAGGTCTGCATTGTCAAAATCACCTGCATCAAAAGCAGCCTGACTTTCAGCCAACAACTCATTTGCCGTTGCTAAGATTGCTGCCTCAAGGTCTTCATCCTCAACATCTGGGTCGTTTGCAAGCGAGGTTATTTTTGTGACCGCGCCCTCAACACCGCCGGAATCGAAGTCACCTGAGATGTTTGCAGACAAATCATCACGCAAACCCTGTTGCGCTTCTTTGCTTATGTCTGCCAAATCTTTTTTGAGCGTCAAACGTGCGCCAACCGTCATGTCTTGCACAGGCAAAACAATTTCTGAGCCTGTCGCCCTTTCAAAAACGACATCTTCATCCGACTCAAGAAGCTCTGAAATTTGCGATGCTTCTGAAGACGAAAGGTTTGCCTCAAGCAATGTTTCTCTTACACCTTGAAAGATATTGTTCTGGACACGCTTTTTTGTGGCCCTGATAACACTTGCAGCTTCTGTTTGCTTGGCCGCGCCCAGAGACTTGTTGTTCTTCACATCTGCCAGGACTTGATCTAAAGCATTAAGATCATTCTCCTCTTCAGCCTTTGCAATGCTTAGATTTGTAGCCTCAATGAAAACGCTGTTTTCAAACGTGCGTGGGTTGAACTTCAATGACCCCGATCTGTTTTCATTTGAAGCCTGTTCAAAAATATCTGCTGCTGTTTTTGTAGCCAACTCATACTCTGGACTGCCTTCAGGAAACTGAGACAGTTGATTTTTGGCAATGTCTAAAGACTCATTGTCTGAGTCATTTGCTAATTTAAGCTGTGTTTTGAAGCCTTTCTCTTGTGCCTGAAGAGACACCGACAAGATGGCGTTTTCTGCCGTCTGCAAAGCCGCAGCCTCAAGGCTTGGTCGCAAGTTCTGACCTCTGATGTTATCCAGTATTTGCACACCTTCTGCCGCAAACTTCTCTTTCGCAGCGCTTGCACTTGTGCTGGTGTCTTCCAGCAACTTAGGAATCAGATTTTCCCGTGTGCTTCTGTCTAAATTTTTTAAATAAATGCGGTCAGCTTGATCTTGCTCTGCTTTTTGAAAGTTGAAATCAATCCTTGCCTTCTCTTCTTCAAAACGTAGCTTGCTCTGCTGAACGCGCATCTCGCCCTCTGCAAAACCTCTACCTGTTCTGCCAATAGTTTCGCCAAGCTCCGTCAAAGCTCTTGCAGGCGCTGCTAATGCAGCCTCATTCGGCCTAGCTCCCAGACGCCCTGCGGCTAGCTCAACCGGAGAAGGCCCACCCTGATTGTATAATGGTATCTTTGGCATTATTCCCTCAACCGACGCTGATAATCTTGTTGTCTAAGCTCAAATGCAGCATTTTGTTGACCAAGTATCTGATCCTGCTGTTTTGCGGAAGCATAACCACCAGCGGCAGAAAGAAGACTGCTTACAGCCTGCATGTTGAAAGCAGCAGCGCGACTTTTGCCTTCTATCCTTGCCATAGCCGCTTGAGATGCTGCCATCGTTTGCTCAAGGGAGCCTGCGTATTGAATACGCTGTGCATCACGCTCTGTGCTGAAATATGTATCTGCCAACGCCTGCAAAGGGCTTCCAACCATCTGCACACCAGACTTCGCTGTAGCAACTCTTTGTGTGCCTTTCAAACGCTCAGCCTGTTGCCTTACAGCAATCTCTTGACTTGTGCGACGACGCGCAACAACCTCTGCTTCATTCTTAATTACTGTTTCTTGATATTCCCCGATCTGTCGCGCTTGCTTCGCCATAGCGCGATTGCCTTTGAAACCCAGGACTCCTTGGGCAACACTCGCTGCCGCTGCAATAGTTGCTGGGTCCATTACGCGATCCTCGCTACTCTGATGTAGTCTTCACCCTCTACACCGTACTTACGCATCAAGCCTTCCTTCTCAAACCCAAGCCATTCAACAAAACGCATCGCTGGCTCGTCTGTAACATGGATGGTGGCCTGCATCCTTCTAATGCTGTTCTCTTTCAGCATACCTTCAAAACGACGTTTTGCATAACGTGCGAACAGACGCCCATGCTGCTTGCCGCTAGGCGATACCAAAACCCAAGCCTCTGCCACACCAGGCCACATGATGTGCGCCCCACCGACTGCAAGTATTTCATCGTCATCTTCAAGTGTGAACGCATCAATGTTTGGATGCTCCACCAAGCTGCAACGCCCCTCACGCGGAAGCTCATAGTCAAGTTTCACCTTGAATACATCATCAATCTTGAATGGACGCAGTTTAAGCATCGAAAGTGTTTGACCTCCGCATCACTGCCAAAACTGTCATGGGTAGAGGCTGAGACTGTCTGATAAACACCCTTGCATCATTATCGTAGCCAGATGGGAAAGATATTTCTTTGTCGCCATCAAACATTGGTATGGCTGCATCCATCGCCATCGAACTATCACGAAATGGCAACCGATCAAGATTGTTTTCATCAGGGCCAATCTCTGCACCGACTGTATCTAGGAAACGCACCGTCGCACCGTGGATACGCTTTATTTTGCCCTGAGAGACGCCGTCATCGGCTCCACCCTCCATCCGCAGGGTTTGCACCTTGGAGTCAAAAGAGTAGCCCACATGCACCGTAGAGGCGCTACGATCCAGTGTTATAGCGCCACCTGAGACAGTTTTGTTTGCGTGTGCAGAACCATCCGCAAGAATTTGCACTGTCTCCCCCTCAAGATGGTTCAGTCCAGTGATGGTTGTCGTGGCACTGCTATCGTATGTCAGGCCAGAATCAACAAAGAACGCATCTGATACATCGCTGCCAAACTCAATCTTTTCCATGAACACGATATGACGCACAGTTGAACTGTTGATGGTGCGCTTGACTGACAGATAAACCTGGTCTTCTTCCCCAGATGGGATAGCGGTAATGCTTTCGACCACGCCACTATTGCCAATTGGATGGGTGTGCCATCCCACTGTTTGATTCTGTGGGTCATAGGACAGCCCAATCAAAACACCGTCCGCACGCACAAACCAAAGAATTAGCTCTGGCTCTTGCTGCCAGATCATGTCGGTAAGACCACCACGCGCCAGATGCTCTGCCAAAATGGTGAGATCGCGTCCAACTAGACCATCAGTATCCAAATCGAAAGTGACCTCTTTGACCTTCTCCTGCCCTTTTTGAATCAGGATAGTGCTAGAGCCAGCGCGTATCGGGCGAACACTTGATGATCCAAAAGTGGTTTCTCTAAGAACATTTACGTTTGTTGGCGTAATCGGCTGCGTGCCTGTGCCACCAGACATCGTAAACTCTGCGCTTGATGTCAGGATTTGTAAGAAACGTCCCTGTATCATGTGCTTGATGACATTTACGGAATCTGATGCAATCGTCACATTGATTGCATTGTCATCAACAGTGCCAGGGGTGTGGTTTTCAAAGTCAGCCGTGACAGAACCAAAGATTGTCTGCGGCTGTGCTGTTGTGCCTGCAAAAAACAAACGCTCTTCAAAGAACGCAATGGCTCTTGGAAAACCGTTGCGCACGCTGAAGGCACCACGCGACCAACGAGTTGTGCCTGCGGTGGCGTTTGCCGGCAGCACTAAGTCATTGATAAGACTATTAGTTCCGCTGTTCTGTACCACCGCGGTAGCCGTAGTTGCGTTTGTAACAGCAGTGATTTTTACAAAACCTGTGCCGCTATGCTGATACTGCCAAGTGTGATTTCCATAAATCTCTGAACCAGACAGATGCACAGGAGCCTGTGCGCCTGTTGCTTCGTTCGTGCCTGCGTCAGTCTTTTTGTAAACATTTCCGTTGAAGTGAATGATGTCATTTTGTGAATATTGATCGCTTGTATCCCACTCATTGTGAGATACCTCAATCACATCTCTGAATCTGAAAAGCGACCCAACATCTTTAGACGCATCAAACAAATCAGCGGATGCAGTCAAAGTCACTGTGCCAGTGTTGGCGCTTGCGGTTATCGTGGTCGTTGTTGAGTTTTCGTCCTCATACGGACCATCAATAAAATCTATGTCGGCCAAACTGAAACTGGTGGTTGTCAGCCTCGTCAGCTTTGCAGGCTCATGGTCTTTGTGAGCCAAAAACAAAACATCTGCTGACTGCACATGATTTAGCTCAAAGATTTCTGTAGCACTGTATGTGGTCGTGACCTCAACAATCTTACCGGCAGTGCCACCGCTGCTGTATGCCGTGAACGCGCTGCCATTGATGCCGGACAGTTCAAAAGTGTTTGTGGTTTGGTTGGCTACCGTAAACTCGCGGTTGTTTAGTTCAACCATGCCAGCAACGCCAGAGATGAACACTCTGTCACCATTGCTGAAACCATGAGAGCTTGACGTGATAACAACAGGGTTAGCTGCTGTAGCGCCTGTGATGGTTTTGGTTGCTTCAGTAAGTATGCCGCCGTCTTTGTAAAAACGTATGTAGTTTGCGCCAAACTCAAGCACATATGCTTGCTCGTCACTAAACTCAAAGTTGATGAGGCGCACTTTGCCGCCGTCTTTTGATGTGCCAGCGTACTTAGTGCCAGGACGACGGGTTATGCCACCCTGCGGAAAGATAAGCATGTTCTCTAGCTTTTGTGCGCCAGAGTTGTATTTCTGTAAATCTATGCGCCCTTCCAAACGTGGTGAAAACTCACCGGCTTGAAAGTTTGTGACAATAGTTGAAACACGCGCCATCCTAGAACCTTATATTCACAAAATCATCAGCAATGATCTTATCGGGCATGCCCTCCATAGCATCTATTGATCTAGCCTCACGCAGGCGTAGCTCGTAAAGCTGTTGCATGCCTTGTGCGACACTGGTGCTGCCGGTGATTGCATACGCTGTTTCTGATGCAAGTTTGTGTGCGATAGAGCTAGACAGCAGCGAGTCAAACAACTCTGTGTCTTCTACTCTGGCGATATACACAATCTGGCATGTGTCTTCGTCGCTGAGTATCTTGCGCCCCTCAACCTTGAACATGACCTGTGTGTCGTAGGCAGCTATCTCACTGTCCACGTTACTGTTGAAGAAAGACAAAACACGCAGACAGAACGGGTCTGTCGGCAAAGTGAACTGGCTGGTAAATCCAAAGGCCGGTGCAGCAGAGTCTTTGGCAAGCGTTGCACGGGTGATGGCTACATTCCAAGGGTGTGCGCGGAGAACAGAGTCACGCACGGTTTCAAACCGGCGGTTACACAATCTGGCTTCTTTGGAGTTTTCTGTCAGGGCGGTGATAGTTGCAGCGCCTAACAGGTCCATCGCCTCGTTACAAATATCGACCACTGAAGGCATAGCATGAAACCCCTTGCATGTAGCGGGGAAGGGAACTGATCGGGACCCTTCCCCACAAGCGTTAGAGAGGGCGTTGCCGCCCTCCCAAGTTTAGTTCACGACATACTCAATCACGAATGAGAGGTCGCCTGCGGTGTCACCCGCTGCATCAAACAGCAGACCGATAAACAGGTATCCACCTGGGTCTGAGGTTTGACCCGCATCCTCCCATACTCGCTGACCAAGCAGGTTGATGTTACGCGCTTCAAACGTGACATCTGTACCAACACCACCCACCGCAGCGCGGAGGTCTGTGATTGCAGATGCGTAGGCATCATCATCAAGCGCGGTGAAAGTGCCGTCGCTCTCTGAGTAAATGCCAACATCACAGGTGTTGGTTGTGCCAGAATCGAGATCATCATTGAAAAGTTTGATGCTCACGATTGCTGCATTTGAAGGAATAGGAGCAAGCATCACTGTGTCGCTGGCAGAAAGGTCGCCAGCGGCCAGTGCGATTGTTCCCATTGCAACACGCTTCGTGCCGTGCAAAGTCCTTGCAGGAGATGCCACTTGCGGCAGCGCCAGAAGGTTGGATACGAGAGTCGTATTTACATTAGCCATAACCTACTCCTCTCTTAGTCTGGGGTTTCGTCACAGAAGATTTTGACAACTTTGGCTTCTTCCATCCGCACAGCACCAATGTCCATGCAGTAGTAAACCTGGGTCGCATAACCTTTGTCGTTGCGCTCATCAATCCTGGCTTGCACATCTTTGCCAATACCAAGAGTGATACCATCTTCAGCCCATGCAAAGCAGGAGCGAATGTCATTGGAATCAATGTCCAGACGATTGGTCATGATGAACTGGAAGCCCATGAAGGTATCCACGTCACCCTGAACCAGTGCCTTGATTGTGTTGAAATCCGATGACGTTACCTGCGTTGTGCCAAGCAGGTCTTCGATCTGCTTCGGCCCTACAGCAATGTAGCGCGGGATTGAAGGATCAACGTCGTTGAGGTCCATCTTGCGCTTGGCTTCAGTGAGCTTTGCGATAGTCAGACCGTCATTTGACGATGCGGAGCCAACCATGTTTGCGGTAGCATCCAAGGTTGCTGAACCGGAACCTGTTTCGCCAGTGCTGGCAGTTCCAAGTGCAGCGGTGATGATGACATCATCCATAGCGCGTCCCATCGCTGCGGCAGCAGCTTGGGCATAGCTTGATGTCGGGTCGATCAACATACGCACCTTGTCCTGGTCATCAATCAGGTCGGCAAATTCGTATGATGCAATTGAAAGACGACGCCTCTGATGTGGCGTGTCGATCTGTGGTGTATCGGCATGGCGGCTGCTACGCAGTTGCGCAGTCACACTACCGATCTGGTCGATGAAGGCGTTCTTACCTACAACAGTCTCAAGGCGCACCGCATCCCGCAGACGAGAACCCATCTGTTGGGATAGCATCTGCACATTGGCAGAATACTGTTGTACAAACGCCGTGGTGATTTGTTGGGACATACTGTCCTCCTCTCACACGGTTTCGTTTACACTAATGTCGGTGCGCTACCCTTGCGGACGCTCCTGGCTTTTTTAGCGCTTGTGGCGCTGTCGTCTTTCCGACTGCCAGCAGGACGTTTTTCATCGCTACCCCGCATCACCCACTCAAAGTATTTATCTGCAAGCAGGTGAGGTTCTAAAACGTCACGCGCACTACCATACTCGATTGCGTAACGTAAACACTCTAAGCGTATTTCTATCAACTCATTCTGTTCCATGCAATACGCCCATAAGTTCATTGACTCTATCAATCGCCGCTTGGCGTGCAACAGGGTCTTTTCTGTTCATGTAATTAGGACCGTGCATGATCGCCTGTATCTCTTCCTGTGCGGACTGACGCGACTGCAAGCTGGTTTGCGCAGAATCCGAAACAGTGTCTTCACTTGTAACACTTGAACGGAACTCTGCCATATTTGCAAACGCACGGATAAACTCTGGATGATTGCCGACCTTGGTGCCATCTGCAAGTTGCATATCAAGCAACTCTGCACTGCCAAACTGTTTTGCAATCTTTCCTGCATCCGCAATCCTGGCATCAAACTCGTCGCCCCACTCTTGACGCAACGCCATTTCAGTAGAGTTTCGCTGCTGAGTTTCAGCTTCAATGCTCATTTCAGATGCAGTAGATGCAATGCCCTTATAATACTCAAGAATACCGCTTGCCTGATCTGGCGTAAGACGCAAGGCATGTGCAGCCTCTGCGTATGACTTGGCAACATCTTCTGTAACTATTGCACCGTCTGCTGCAATATCATACCCATCTGCACTCTCTGGTCTGCCGAGCTTGCTGTAAATGTTGTCTAGGTCTGCATCTGAAGGATTGGCAGGCAAAGGCAGTTTGTCTGCGCCAATCAAACGCTGCGCATTGACATACGACCTTGCAAGGTTTGAGACATCCTTGATAGGCGAAAGACTTGGATGCTCTCTTATTTCTTCTGGTATCATCGACAAGAAATCGTCACCAGACCCGCCTTGAGCAACCTCTGCTGGTGTTTCCAGCGGCGCTGCTTCAGGCTGGGCTACCTGTTCGATAGCTTCCTCTGACATAGTTACTCCTTAATCATCATGTTGTGGATGTGTAGAAGAACGGCACGCTTGCCCTCTTCAAAAGCTGTGGCATTAGCATCGCCAGCCACATAGCTAGAAGCACGCCAGTTTGAGCGTGCCTCTAAATCTTTCAGAACCTTTTGACCGTGTTCTGTGTCGAATGTTTCACGGTACATAAATTTTAGTCGGTCAATATCCTTCACTCGCCAACCATCCTCACAGCCTGTGCTGCTTGTGCTGTAGTGTAGACATCCTCTTGATCACGTTGACGCTGTGCAGCTTCTTCTTGTGCTTGCTGACGTTGCTGACGCACCTCGTTTACCTCACGCTGCGATTTTAATGTGACCTTTGGCACACCGAGAGAGTCAGTGACATGACGCACAAGTCCATCAGGATCAATGTGATCTGCAACCGGCAAGCCCTCTGACAACGGCAACAATATCTCAAGCGCCCTCATGGTGTTGTTCAGGCCACTTGATTTTTGCGCCCTTGCCAACGGCGAAACATATTCAACGTCGATATCTATGCCTTGCAAGGATGTGGGCGGCACTGCCAGCATATCTGCGCGTAGCATTAGCGCAAACACACGGTCAATCAGCGGACGCAACAACTCATTCATCAGCCTGCCAAGCACAGGCCCGATGACACGCATACGCTCTTCTTGCCGCTGTATTACTTCAGTTGCTGTCATCTGCGGAGAGCCTGCGGTCAAAATCTGATCTACATAGAACGCTTGTCGGATGGCAGCGCGACGTTGCTCTTCCATGCTCAAGCCAATAGGAATGTTCGCACCTGTGTTGAGCGGTGTGATTGTTTCTCTTGTGCCAGCGCGGAAAAAGTTCAGACCACCTGGCTGTGTGCGGATAGGCAAAAGAAAGCCGTCATCAGGCACAAGCAATGGCGGGTCAATCTGCTTCTGCGCAGCCTGTATGATTGTCTTTGACATGAGATTGAGCATCTTCACATCTGGCAGGGCAGTCATAGCAGGAGAGCGCCCCATAGTCTCGCCGGTTGCTTTTAAAAAGCGTGGCACGACATATGGCAGTTCTTCAAAGCCACCCTCGCTGATAATCATCTCTGACTTTTTGCAGACATACACAGACATGAACGGCATGTTCAAATTGTCTACCTTGGTCACATCTCTTTGGATGCGCGGCGAGACTGCGTGTAGAATCTCGACCTCATCGTCAGGCTTTTTCTCAAATGTCTTGCGAATAAAGTCACCGACATTGTCATAACCAAACCGCTCTACAGCTTGTTGTGCGCTTGACTTGTAAAGACGATACACGGTGTTAACCATGCCATACTGGTCTTCAGACACATAGTATTCCGAGATATGGCGTGTGCTGAAACGCAGCTTGTCTTTGTCCATTTCACAGAACATGCAGGCTGTGCCAAACACAACGAGATCAACATATGCCTCATGCACCTCTGTCTCAAAGTTTGATCTTTGAAACGCTTGCATCATACGCATACTGGTATCTTGCAGCCACTCACGCACATCATCGTCGCGGTTCAACGCTTCGTTTTTGATGTCCAAGTGAAACCACGGAGATGCACCGCTGGTAAGCATGCCGTGCAGGAAAGCAGCCATGAGGTCTATGGCTTGCAGCGCTGTGCCATCATAGATCAACTCCATGCGCTTTTCGCCGCGAGAGCGTTTTTTCACAACGTCTGATTTGCGCGGCAACATGTAGTCGGCAAGTTCCTGATAGTGCGTGTCCCAGTTGTCACGCTTGTACTTCAGGCTGTTGTAGCGTTTGATTATGGGCGCTGCTTCTTTTGCCATATCTAACTCATCAAGGTTGGGGTGCCGCCAGTTTGTCCTGTTTGCTCACCAAGCGCACCCGCAACAATGGTTGAGCCACGTCCACGACGACGCTGACGCTCTTCTCGTTCAGCCTCTTCAGCCATGCTACGCGCCCTGCCAATATCAGGCTTCGGCGGCACAGGCGGCGGTGGTGGCGGTGCAGGAAACTTTGGTGTCAAAAAACTCATGGCTTACTCCTAATCGTAAAGAACGCCCCCGCCCTCAAGAAGGGTGCCAGCAGCACCAGGTTTCTTTGAGCGCGTATCTCGCCTACGTCCACGCAAACCGCCGTCATCTGGCACCACCTCTGGCGTTACCTCTGGCGTTGCAACAGGTGTTGTGCCGCGACGATCTTCTTTGTCCATACCAGTGATTGTATCAACAAGCTCTGTGCCAACCTTCTTTACCGGCTTCTCGACAACCTCTTCAAAAGCCTCGCCTGCGAGTTTGATAGCATCTTCTGCAATGTTTGTTATCTCTCTGCCAGCCCTTTTCACCGGCTTCTCGAGCGGCTCGACAACATCTTTGGCTGTCTCGGTAATCGTTTTGCTTGCTTCCAGTACAGGTTGAGACGCAACCTCTACAGCTTTTGTTGCTGCCTTCAATGGTGTTTCGGCTACATTGATTGCAACCGCAGGTGCTTTCACAGCTTCTTGAACCACCTTTGTAACCGGATCGGCCACCACATCTGCAACCTGCTTGATTGGTTTCAAAACTGTACTGACAGGACCGCCCATCATCGTCTCCTAAATCTGGAAAGGATTGTATTCACTAAGCGCAGTTTGCTGTGAAGGGCGTCCAACACTTGCCCTGTTTTCCAGCCCAACAGCCAGATACCTAAACGCATCCGCACAATGAGATGTGTAATCATGCCTCGGATGATCGCGAAATACTTTTCTTTTATCGTCCCAATCCTGACGATACTGTCTGAGCATTTCCAATCCATCCGCGCACCTGTCTCTATCAAAGCAACATTTAGGTATCAGCAGCCTAGCTGCATTGATGCCATCGGCAACTTTCATTTTCGGTATAACACGAAAACGTATGCCTAGCGAGTATGCAGTCTCCAGACGACTTTTACCAGACCCCAACTCTCGCACCTCAATGTCATGCGGTGCTAGGTGGTCGCCATAGTGATAATCTTTTTGCTTGAGAATGTCTGCGTAGTGGTCAAGACCAACGCCAGAGCTTTCATAGTAGTCGATGATATTCACCGCACCACCACGAAAGACCTGCGCAAACCAGATAGCTGTGCTGTCGTTTATACCCAAATCCCATGCGGTATGCACAGGATAAGCAGGATCATATGGAGTCCTTGTAACCCTTCCACTATCTTCGGCATCAACCAGCAGCTTTGCATAGTAGGCTCCGATAATGGCAGCAGTGAATGAACACTCATACTCCTGCTCATATTGTTCCGGCGTCATCTGCGCTTGCGCAGCTTCAAGCTCTTCTGCCTTAACAAGATTGCTCTCAGACGCTTTTACAACCTTGTGATACCACTGGTCAGAACCATTGGCCGTCTCTGATTTGGCCTGTTCCAATAGATCAAAAAAATGATTATGGCCTGCCGGGGTGCCTAAAAATACAGCCGCACCCTCTCTATCAGACAGGGCAGGACGTACAACCTCCCCCCACACCCTGGGATTTTGCATGCCAAACTCATCGAATACACATAGATCAAGATAGATACCTCTCAAACTATCTGGATTCTCGGCAGACAACAGCATCAGCCTGCCACCATTCGGAAAGTCTACACGCAGTTCAGTCTCATTGAAACTTACGCCAGGGATTACAGACGCATAATACTTTACATAATCCCAAGCAATACGCTTCGCCTGCGTAAAGGTAGGCGCAATAAAAGCAACCCGTGGCCTGGGTAGCTCACAAGTCAGTGCATATTTTATCAGATGATTGACTGCCCAGACTGTCTTGCCAAAGCGGCGGTGCATCACAAGCACGTTCCAACGCTTCACGCTGGAGTGCATCTCAGCCTGTAACTCTCTTGGCTTGTAAGGAATCTTAACTTGCTGCATCGCTTTCCCAAACAATGCGCACCGTGCCGTCACTCACCTCTACACCAGCACGGTTCTTCGCATCACCATACTGATCCGGCATGACCTTGCCGACCTTCCAACGCACATGCAGGGCATAGTCCCTCAACACATTCGGATCATACTTCTTCTTACCAGCAAGCTGATCCTGATACATAACCTCTACATCCTCTAACGCCTTCTCAGCACTCTGCTGCTGCGCCCTGCGGATAAGATTACCTAACTCAACATCATCCTGCATCTTGGCATACAACGACGACCTACTAATCTTCGCCTGCCTACAAGCACTCACAAGACTGTGGCCGTCCATCACCAACGATGCAATCGCCTCTGCTTTGCTTGGGGTTAGCCTAGCCATGTCTCCTCCGGCTGTGTGTGGGTAATGGTCAAGTAATGTACATGCAAAGGTGCCGCGCGTCGTGGGGGTGATGCCTTAGATTTATGCCCCCCTATGCCTGCCATGCTGCATTGCAGCGCTGTCATTGCGTCGCTGCATTGCCGCGCGTCACTGTCCATGCTGGCCGTGTAGTGTGTGGCAAACCCCAACCACAACCCAGCCATTCGCTGTGCCGATCGGTTGCCATTACTTGCCTTGCCATGTTCTGGAAATGCTTTGCTGTGCTGTGCTTTGCAAAGAATAATTCTGAAATATCATTTTTCTTGTTGACAGTCTATCCCCTGCCAATGTTAGGGTTCTTTATCACTAGCAATGACAAAGGATCAAACACTATGAAACAGATGACCAAAACAGAAATGGCCGTGATAGCTGGCCGCAGTGTCTATCACGACTTACGCGCTAAGAGTGTGGCCGACGGTATGGCCGCAAGCGAAAGGGTGGTGAAGAAAAGCACCAACACCAAGCTAGGCAAGCGAGTGACCAAGGGCAAGCTGGCAGGCTTTCCTATCTTTACCGTGACACTGGAAGAACGCGCGACTTGTCCCCGCTCCTGCATCCATTGGGGCGATTGCTATGGGAACAACATGATGAACGCCACACGCTATGCGGCAGATGACGCACTGATTGCACAGATAGAGGATGATTTAGCTTTCTATCAGGCCAAGCACCCGAAAGGGTTTCTTGTGCGTCTGCATGTGCTTGGCGACTTCTTTTCCGTTGCATACGTCGCGCAATGGGCAAGGTGGCTTGGCATGTTTCCAGCGCTGCATGTGTACGGATACACGGCCAACCAACCCGACGCGACGGACAGCCAAGAGCGTGCCATAGGGCAGGCTTTGCTCACCCTGCGCAATGAATGCGGCATGCGCTTTGCTGTGCGCTTCTCCGGCTCTTACAGCCAAGAGTTTGCCGCGCTGTCATATGACGACGCTAGGTCGGCACAGCTTGTCACAGATAAACAGGCTTTCAAATGCCCGACACAAATTAGCAAGGCCACCGGCAAGCTAGCCAAGAAGGGCGAGGAGACGCTTGCGCCTGACTGCGGCGCATGTGGCCTGTGCTGGCAGGCGTCAAAGCCTGTTGTCTTTATCACTCACTAAGAAAGGATCAGGAACAATGACGGAATATATCATCATGGCTAATGACGGTTTCGGGTGGCGCTACTGCAAATCAGACGACGAATTCGGCTGCACAAGCGAGATCGGAGACGCATTGCGCTACACCATAGAGGCGGGGGCCGAGGCCTTTGCAGAAGAGTTTGCCGAGCTTTACGAGGTCGAAACCAAGGTCGTCGAGGTGGTGGCATGATCAGGATAATCATCGGCACCATTACAGCCCTAAGCGTTGGCCTATTGCTGGCCTTCCTAGCGCTGAATATAGCTACAGGTTGCGCACTGGTAAATGATTGGTCGCACCCTTATTGCATCACACCCTTAGACCTAATCAGAGGCTAACAGAGAAAGGATCAGAATAATGGACGCATATAAAAAATATTTTGGGCAACTTGTAGGTTGCAAGGTGATCGGCTTTGAAATGCAAGACGGCGGCCATGACGAAGATATGTGGCCTGCGCTGATCATGCGCACAGATGACGGCGAGGAAATCGCCGTTGTCCTTTCACGCGATCCAGAAGGCAATGGCCCTGGTTTCGCTTTCATTGAGCCTGTAGAGCGATAGAGAGAGAAAAGGCAGGGGGAAAGGATCAGCAAACCCCCTGCCTTCACTAGCCAGAAAGGTATAGCATGACAGCGGAACAATTCAAAGCTGAAAGGCAGCGCCTGGGCCTGTCTCAGGGTGCAATGGCAAAGCGTATAGGTGTAAGCCTGCACGCTGTTTATTACTACGAAAGCGGCAAGCGAAAAGTGCCGGAACCTGTAGCACTTTTACTGGAGTCACAGCGCGTCTATGACAAGCTGGTAGCAGAGAAAGGATCAGAAACATGAGACGAGGCACCAAGATAATTCATGGCAACGGCATGGTAACCTATTGTCTGCCGCATAACCCCGATCTTGAAAAGTACATAGAGAACAATAGGCGGCGACGGCATGTTGAGAAGATTGAAAACTTCATAGAGGATTTGGACAACAAGGACGCTTGTGTTGCGTTGCGTGTTTTGTTGCACAAGCACAGACATTCCAAGAAAGTGCGCCGCATTATTGATGCAGAGAAAGGATCAGAGACATGAAGGCAACGACGTTTGGCAGACCGCGCACAGAAGCTGGAGACTTGGCAGCAAAGATGCAAATAGGTGAGTCGGTGCTTTTCGACACAGACATAGAGGCACTGCGCTTCAAGGACTGTGTGCGCTGGTATCACGGCAACCGCAGTGTAAGCATCAACAAGGTGCCAAGGATTGGCTGGCGAGTATCACGCAAAAAGTAAAAGAGAAAGGATCAGAAAGATGATGTATTACGATTGGAAGCCGATGATAGTCCGGCATCTCGGTAAAGCCTACGCTTTCCGCGCTCGTCTGGACGACAAGGGCCGCGTGATGGTGCAGGAGTCTACCATCAAGAACCGTATTCACTACACACGCAATGAACGGGATTTTATGCGTGACATCCCGGTGAAGGTAGGCACAGACAAGCACCGTCTCATTTTACAGGCGGCCATGCAGCAAGCAGCTTACGAGTGGGGGATTGCATGACCAGAGAAAAGGAGAGGGGCGAAAGCCCCTCTTAGTTTAGGGAGGAAATGCGTTGCTCTAGCAATGCTGCGCGGCAATGATCCTTAGCAATGCCTGCTATGCGATGCACTCAGCCATGCCTTTTTTTATATAAATAAAAGGAAAGCATGTAGGCATTGCGATGCTTACTAGGCAATGCCTTCGTTTGCTGCACGGCAAATGCTAAGAACAAATCTTAAATATCATGGATCGTGTTGACTGGCAAGGGACAGAATGTAGGACATACTGGCCTAATCTGCATCGCCATAGCTTGGTTCCCATCTAAATTTAAGTTGACCGTAGACCGGCTGCCAATGCCTTTCTCTATTCGGGCCAGACCAAGGTTCTTTTCGCGGTTTTACCTCTCCTAAAACCCTCCAACCCGCGCCTCGCAGAGAAGACCCGCTCTCTTCTTGAAGCGTATAAGTAACCATCCTTTTGCCGCCCATCTGTTGCCAGACTCGCCAACATCTCCCATAAAGAAAACTGCATGTGTTTTTTGGCGCATGATCTAAAACACAAACTCGATTGATTTCAGCCGTTAGATCATCATCCAACATTCGAGCCACGGGTCTACCGACAATTGCCACTCCAACTAGATCGGAACCGTATGATGCGCCAAGAGCAAACCGGCAACCAATTTTGACCGGCTTATTATGACGGTGAAAGTTTTCCACAAAAGAGTTTGCTTCTTTGATTGTGATAGGCAGCACCTCAAGTTTCAGGCTCATCTCTTAAATAGCCTCTCGCACGATATAGAACCAAGTTGGCAGAGAAACGAGAACCGTTGCGTCACTGCCATTAAACTCAGGATTGACGCTGGAGAGAAACAGGCGGCAGGTTGGCTCTTGCCTGTCATATTTTACGATTAGACAAGGCGACAGCTTGTGCAGGGCAGCGGAGTCCACAGCTTGCTCCCACATGGCGTCAGAGCCGCCCACAGGGCCTTTAGCGTAGCGTTTACACTCAATCGACCAATGCGGGATCAGGATATCTGCGCCGCCCTTCTCTTGATATTGAGAAAGATTGCGCCGCACGTTCTCATAGCCGAGATGGTCCTTGATTTCGTTCACGCACCAGCGCTCAAACGCAGAGCCTTTGTTGCGTGACATTCGACTCACTTCAAAGCGCCCTGCGCGTCGGTGTCGGAGTCCTGATAAAACTCATCATCAAAAACACGATACTCGCCAGTGCCGTCGCACTCCCAACATCTGTCAGGCACGACATCGCCCTCGTCCCAACTTGATGCTACACGCACCCAGCCAGAGCCATCACAGTTTTGACATGGTCTCGTTGAAAAAGTCATTTGGCCTTACCTCACCATCACTTGCCAAAAAGATACGCCGCATGGTCTCCGGCGACGGATATCTACTGCCGTCGAGTATTCGGCAAATAGTGGCCCTTGACAAGTTGCACTTATAAGCAAACTTGGCCTGGCTGATCTTCTTTGATTTTAGATACTCAGATAACGTCATCCTTTTTTTCTACATTGTTGTTGACAGATAGTCAATTGGTGTGCAATTAGTGTTGACAGTTGACACGATTAGACACGATAAGGCATGTTATGACACAAGAAACGGTAGAGTACAGAGAAGAGTTCAACGCCAAACACGATAGTGCATTTGGCGCTACGCAACCAAAATGGGAATTTGTTTTGAAGCTGCATTGTAGGCACTTGCAAGTAAAGATGCCGATGGCAGCACGCCCCCTGTGTGGCATCGTTGTGCAGGACGGCGCAAACAAAATACTGGGCCTCGACAAGTATCAGCCGCTGATTGGTCAGCAAGATGGCATGGAAGAAACCAAGGCCATTGCAGAGGCCATGCAGCGCTTCAACAAATACAAGCCAAGAGATTGGGATGACGGCAAGGACGCTGAAGAGTTTGAGGCGTTCAAAGACTATATTCCTGACATGATTTTGCACGCCGCAGAAGGTGTGCGTGAGGCGTTCAAACACGCCAACATGATCGAAGGTGAATATCAACGCTGGCACAACGAGCCAAAGATTGATGTGCCAATCATGCTCTATCAAGATTATTCCGGCGGCGGCATCCAGTGTGATCTCAAAGCCAAGCCGCCCCTGCGCAACCCAATTAAGAAAGACGGCACCCGCTCGTGGCGCGTACCCAAGGTGGAAGGCATGGTGCCAAATGCGCAGCAACAAATTCAGCAAGCTGTCTATAACAAAGCTACAGGTGAGCCGCCGTCACTGCTGTTTGTCTCCGCGTCTGGCTACTACATAGCCGACGCCGACAACTGTGACTTGCTCAAACCAGAGGCTTTGGATCGGGCATATGCTGAAGCAGTGCGGTCATGGCAGATCAGTCAGAATCTGTTGAAAGCCGCAAACGGATCATGGCGCACCCTGGCTGG